TTCAGGCAATATTCCACAAAAAAACACAGCAACAAAAAGAAAAATAAAAGGAGAAGATGATGAATCAGGACGACATGTTTATGAAAGTAACCTGCGCATTCATGGGATTGATGAGTGGCTGCGCAATCATATCAACAATGTGTTTTATTCAAATGGCGTTTGGAAAATGAAACTGACACAGGAAATCAAAAAGCAGATAGACAGTTACAGTGAAGGAAAGCTGAGGTCCATGTTCAGGTTTTTCCCTTCTGACATTACGACTGGAGAGTCTGGACGTTACATACAAGACCGTGCGAGATACATGTCTGAAAGTGATCGAAGTTCTTCAGAAAGCAGATCATCAAAGGGTTCACTTGGAAGTTCACCAAAGTCACTATGATGCGGAGTTACACGATGATAATTGAATCAAATGGAAACCTAATTGAGTTATCCAGAATAGACAAGGATAAAATGAAAATAAAAATTAATGACAATACAGTTGAAATAATTCTAGAAATCAATGGCAAATGGTTACTTAAAACAATACATGATCTAGGTTTTGAATTGGATACGCCGGAGTATGATGATGTCTGACAGGATTCCTGAATGCCCACATCCAGACAACGAGATAATAGAAGGTAAATTCTGTTGGACTTGCCTAAAATGCAGACGAGCAGTATCCAGAAGTTTTTATCCATTGGAATTTCAGGAAAAATTCAAAATAACAAATGTGGTTTTTAGTTGGGAGAATGATGATGCACATAACACTTGATCCATTGGTGCATTTCATTTTTCAGTGTATTGGAATAGCAGTTACATTTGGGTTTGTAATTGGAATTAGTGCAGCAGTCGCAAAGTTTGTATATAAAATATTTTACAATTAAAACTGGATAATGATAATGTCTGATATTGATAAACTTAAAAACATACTTTCGTTTCTTTGTATTCTTTTTGGAGAGAAACACGATGTTATGGAAAAAATATTTGATTTTAGCCCTGAATACATAATGGAAAAATATGAAAGATACATAAAATCCGACAGGCGTGAATGGCCTTGGGGAATGCACCCAAGTTTAAGGAAAGGTCATTTTCTTCGATGGCTTGAAAAACATAAAGTTGAAATGTCAGAAGATAAGGCAGAAATATGGTAGGAGAATGATAATGATCCACACGCATGTTCAGCAGATACTTGAATTGATCGATGACAGGATTGCTACATTGAAAGATCAGATAAAATTATTGCCACCAAAATCTACAGGACTGTATATTCATCTTGGCGCGCTGGATGAATTGCATTATATCAAAAACGATATTGAGGAAATGTTTGGAGAATGATGATGCCTGAAAATGAAAAAGTTAAAATACTCAGAGACTGGGTCGAGGAAATGTGTGTGTTGACTGACGATCTCGAAAAGCTGGAATTAACGCCCGGAACTCCAAGTTATAATTTTCAGCAGGGTATGGTGGCCGCTGCGAGAAGGTATCGTTTATCAAAAGATCAAGACTCTGAAAACACAATATTGAATTTTATTCCGCCAAATTCTTTTGATTTAATATTTAAAAGTGGCAGCGGAGAATGACGATGACGTTTGAATCATGGTTAAAACTTCAGAAAAACAGGGATGATGCTGTTGGTGATTTATCGAAAGATTTTTTCGACGCAAAAAAAATTGATATGGCAAAAGGCATATCAAATAAATTTCAAAAATGTGACAAAGAGCATCTGGATCGGTGGCACGCCATTCCTGATGCTTATAAGGCCCTGAAGCAGGCAAAGAGGGAATATAGTGCATATATTAAACTATTAGAGTGCAATTTAAACAAAGCCTGATAGTGACACCTATCGCGCTTTTTTAGTCTGCTTTATGGATGGAAATGAATCAATGACTAAAAAATCTCCGAGTATGGTGGGCATCGAACCCCACGACATCCTTCGCAGCGCAAAGGCGCTCTACCAGACTGAGCTACACACTCAACAAACGGAGTTCACCGACTGTCCATCTATAGCTGAACAGCCGATTACAAGCCGTCTGCTATCCAGAGCTACTGGATAAGAGATTGGCAATGATAACATTATGACAAAAAATAACCTATCGCGCTTTTTAGACCCGGAATTGCCCATGTTTTGTTCGGAGTGATTTAAAAATGGCAGTACGTGATATTACAGAAGAAGTCGGCTTGCTAAGAATGTCCAACAGCTTAACACTATTGCTTGGAATGGCAACCGCTATGCTCTTTGAGATGGACAGGCAGATGACACCAGAACAGGTGAAGTTCTTCCAATGGTGGAAAGACGCCATGTACGCCGTGGTCTATCAAGGCAAACCTGTACCGCTCAATACATTACCAGATAAAAAATGACTTCTGATAAGTCCCATTCCAGGAATCAATAGAGGATAAAAAATGACGCTTGAAGAAAAAATAAGCATTTTATCATTGATGTGTGGCATGTCAATGGCATTAAATTATACATTCAAATCACAATTAGCTATGCACGAAATAAGCTGTGAGTGGAGTGACGAAATGATATACAAACTGGATCAGATGGTGAAGGATTTATTTTATCCAGAATCGGATATTGAAAAGGACAAACCATGACCGACAAGCCAGACATGATCGACCATCCACCCCACTACAACAGTAGTCCTGCAAAGTGCGAGTGTGGACGAAGAATTGAGTGTATCGACATCACAAGACACATGAGCTTCAATTTGGGCAACTCATTGAAGTATCTTTGGCGATGGCAGGATAAAGGCGGCATAGAAGACCTGCGCAAGGCACGCTGGTATCTTGAGGATGCAATCAATGAACTTGAACGAAAACAGGATAAAAAATGAATGTACAATTTATAAACCATCTAAGATCACGTTGCGTAGATGTTTATTACTACAAGTTTCATTTGAGAAACGGAACAATAATACAGGGTTGTTCAGAATATATGACTTTTTTTGATGATTACTTTATCTACAATCTTGAAGAGCAATATACGCGAGGGATTTCATCTGAAAAAGTTGAAGACTTGATACACATTCCTGGAGACAAAGAAATGGGTAATTTTTGTGCTCGAGAAGTGTATATTCCATATTCTGAAATAGTATTGTTTTCTGTTGCGGCAAGCTAAGAAATGATAAAAAACGGGACACCCTCCTTGAAGAATGTCCCGTTCCCGCACATACAACCTAGTCGGCTTTCAACAGGATTATCTTGAGATAAGCACTGTTTGTCTGTGCATTGGTTCCAAGTGATGGAGCCTGTAGCACAACATTAGCGTTACTGGTATTTGCCAGCTCCAGATAATCACCTTTGTCAAGATGAACAAACACGTCTGCCACGATCTCATTGGCTTTCTGTTCTGGACTCAGTGTCATGTTCGCAAAGGTTGATCCGGGAACAATCACGCCATTTTTGAACAGAGACAATGTCCACACCGGAAGAGGCGATGCAATCGGGTTCAGAGATCCACACAGCCCGGTATAAATGTCATACCAGCCTGCACGATTTACTATGATCTTGCCGCTTACTCCTGCCTGTGAAACATCGATATTTGCCGTTGAGAAAATGCTGTTTTCCAACAACACAATACCACCAGCCGCATCTGTACCGGGTGATGCTGTCAAGTCCTGAGTCAGTGTTGAGAAGACTTCAGCAAATTCCGGCTCTGGACACTTGCATTCAGGATGTTCGCCGCCTGGGCAGTTTACGCAGTTACCGGGAATCCCTTGGACACCTTGAATTCCCTGCGGACCCTGCAAACCGTCCAAACCGTCTTTTCCATCCCTTCCAGCTTCCCCGCGTGGCCCTTGGACGCCCTGCGGTCCCTGTACTCCCTGCATGGACTTTGAACACGGGTCGCAGTCGTGGCAGTGACACTTTTTGTCTTCATAATGTTCTGGCATGGTATAGCTCCTGAGTTTATTGTGTGTGCAGGGATATTTCAGCACCACGCAGACTCTGGAGCATTAAGGAATGGAAATATTCAGATTAAGAGGTAAGGGTTTCAAACAGGGATCAGATCAGGGATAACCCCAAAAATGTTGGCGTCCAGTCCAAAATATCACTTGCAATTTCTGATAAAACCAATTACTGGACGCCATACTCCTCGTTTATTTTATGCTTTTTAGATATGTGTTCGGGGTGATTCTCTGGCTAAAAAGACCTGCGATTATGGTGTAAATAGTACCTTCTTGCAAGTATAATTTGCAGGTTCATGCGGTGGATGGTCCTCGAATAGCCAATCCTTTCCCTGTGGCGCTGCCCCGCTCCGCATGATACGGCAGCAACCTTGAAAAGCAATGACATATCCGTATTATCTGTTACTGATAATATTCTGTTACCTCAATATAACCGGAGCCACCAGCGCCGCCTGCAAAACCGCTCGTGCCTGCACCACCGGCTGTTCCTGCTGCACCAACGGCATAAGCATACGTTGCTGATGGAGAGGAAATAAGGGCATCAACATAACCACCTGCCCCACCACCCGTACCGCTGACACTGTTGGCCAGACCATTTCCGTCACCACCACCACCGCCGCCTGATCCTGAGTTTGCTATTGCAGCTGATCCTGCAACCTGTTGTTGACCGCCTCCACCAGCTCCACCCCACGGACCAGACGCTCCATCAGCGCCACCTGGATTGACTGTTGCAGGCGTCGTAACAAACGTACCACCTCCACCGCTTCCTCCAGTGATTGCTGTGCCAATGGGGCCACTTCCCAGAGAAGCTGATCCACCTGCACCACCACCTGCGCCACCCGTCAATCCAAATACGGCAGCGCCACCGCCATTGGCTACAAGCAATGTCGTTCCGAATGTGCTGTTTCCACCTGCGCCCGCAGCAGTTCCCGTGGCAGTCCCTGATCCAGCGCCACCACCACCTCCACCAACCATGCGAACCCTGATATACAAAACACCTGCGGGTGTTGTATAGGTTCCAGTGCCTGATGTAAATCTTTGTTGAGTAGGCGCAACAAAAGCCGCAGATGAGAAATTTGTACCATCAGACTTTATAAAGTTCCCAGCGGTTCCTGCGGTAGACGGATAGGTCGCTGTGGACCAGGTGGGCTGTGCTGAAGCGCCAGACCGTAAAACCTGACCTGAAGTAGCTGTCGATGCCGGTATCTGTGTCAGATCCCTGTTTGCATCAGGAAAGGTCAGGGTTCTACTGCCGGTTAGGGAAGCACTCCATTGAATCGCATTGCTTCCCAGCAAAATATAAAGAGGCGCAGTTGTGGAGGTCTCTGTGCCAATTACGGTTGGAGCATTCCCCTTTGACAATAACCGGAGACTGCCAGTTGAATTGGAACTTACCAATTGAATGCTGGAAGCATTTGATATGTTTGCATTTATGGAAACGTAATCAGTAGATGCTGCCGCATCACTGAAAGTAAGAACATTGAACCCATTTGATCCTTTTATAGTTGGGGTCGTCAAGGCCATGTTTGTGGCCGCAATCCCTGACGGAAGCGTGGTTGATAGCGATGGAACCCCGCCAGATGAAGTGATCAAAACCGATGAATTTGCAGTAGCTAATCCAGAGACAACATTGGCACTGCTAGCATAAAGGATCGTGCTTACACCATAGGTGTCGGCAAATGTGGAGGTCGTGTACGCATTGGACGTTCCATTCGATCTTAGGATCGTACCGGCGGTGCCCACCGTGTTAGGCCATAAGGAAGTTGAGGCGATGTAGTTTGTACCATTGGATATCAGGATATTTCCAGCAGCTCCGCCCGTTGTCGGGAAAGTGGAGGTTGTCCAGGAAGGATTTGCAGCAGCACCGCCAGTAGTCAATAGTTGTCCAGCAGTTCCGGGAGCCAAGACGGTCCATACAGTAGCATTCCGATAGAGTATGTCGCCCTGAGTCGACCCAATGGCATTGTCTATGAGGGCTGTCAGGGTCGTGGACGACGGCGCAAGTGCTCCCCCACTGATATTGGCCAGCAACGTATGGTCTGCAATGGCAGCCAGGCTCACAGTAATGGAACCTGCACCATTGGCAACAAGAATTCCTGATCCGGAATTCACGGCTGCTGCTACTGGATCTGCGCCCGTTGATCCAATAAGGATCTGGCCTGATGACAGAACAACAGGCGTCATTGCGCTGGCACCCTCAGCAACCATGATTCCATGTATTGTTGGATCGGAAACGCCGGTGCCACCATTGGTTGGAGACAATGGAAGCGTCGGGATATCTGCGGTTGTAGCCAGTGTTCCGGAAACCGGAAAAGTGACTGAGGTCGTATTGGTGAATGTGAACGTAGCATCAAATGCGCCGATGGTTGTCAGGGCCCCAGCGGTAGTCAGTACACCTCCCAGAGATAGCGCAAACGCTCCCCATGAAGGTGCAGAGCTTGATCCGGAAAGCAGAGGAAGGCTAGCTGTTGCAGTACCCGACAGGATTGCCATGGCAGTCGCTGTAGAATAAACAATACCGCCATTTGAAGCCGTCAAGACTGCGCTAGTCCCTCCATTTGCCAGCACTACCGGAACATCCAGTGAGATGGTTCCAGTAGTTGTAATGGGTCCGCCAGTCAGGCCTGTACCAGTATCAACCTCCAGTACGGTCCCCATTCCAGCGGGAGAACCACCATCCACAACCGTTCCTGAACTGTCAGCTGCCAGCAGGACATGACCTACGACAAAGCTGCCTGTCACGGAAGCCACGTTGCTCTTCGTATTGTCAGTCACATTCTTGACAGCCGCCTGTCCAAGGCCAAGTGTTGACCGCATGGCAGTTGCACTGGTGTCATCCAGAAGCGTTCTGGCAAAAGCTGTCAGGGATGTGGTGGCATAGACATTTGATGCCGTAGTATAAAGCATTAGATCAGCAGCCGTTGTCAGGCCATCAATGGAGGTCAATGGTGCGCTGATACTCAGGACACCCGTGGTTGTTGTGGATTTCAGGATGCCGGTTGAAAGCGCGCTCAGGGCCTGTGCGGCTGGAAGAGATGCATTGGGCTGCTGAACAATGAACTTGGCATTGACGAACACGGCATTGTCAGCCAGCTGGACCCATGCTGCTGCGGTGCCGTCATAATACTCGTACTGTTTCAGGTCAGTATTGTAGCCAAGCAGGCCATCATAGGGAGGAGAAGGACGGCCAGCGGTGTTCCATTCTACCGTGAAGTCCATAATGATGTTTTCGCCACCAGAAGTGTTGCTGATTCCCGCCATCTTCTTGGTGGTTGTGGTCAGGCTGCCCACGGCAAATTCAGAAAACTTCTTGGTATTGACCACTTCTTGCACTCCTGTGCAGACATCTTCCGTTGTCCAGCCGACATCCTGTCAACTGTGTTCCTATGGCGTTCTTTCCACTTCCAGTAATGATACACCGATCTGCGGTGTGCCAGTGCTGATAAAACTCAGGGTATCGCCGCCAATAACATAGCGTGCCATTCCGGGAACAACGAACTCCTGATTGGCAGTATCTGTTGCCGTATTTGATATTGGCACTACGGCTGTTCCATTAAGACTAACCCAGATTTCAGCATTGGATGAACAACCAAAATAAGCCCGGTATTTTACTTTATCATTACCCGGAACAGTCCATCCAAGAGCTGTGCTGGCAACCAGCAATGAGTTCATAGAAGAATCGCTAAAAGGCTTTGTTCCATCAAAATTATCATGAAATTTTGTCATGTCAGTTGATCCCTAGTCGTGAGTCTACAGTGTAATGGTATAGAATTATTCCCTCATCTCCAGGCTTTGTGCTGGCTGCCCCTATCTGAAGAATGGCATTGTTTGGTCCAGAGATACTGGCATTCGCTGTCGCCAGAAGAAACACACCATCATATGAAATAGTGGAACTTCCAGAAAAATTACTTGATGCATAATTTCTAGGATTATCTCCAGATATCGGAGTGGGATTTGTATTGTTTTGCCAGATACCAGCATATACTTGTCCAGATGCTCCATTGTTTGGAGAGTAAAGAACCAGATCGCCATGCGTACGTTTTGTCTGTTTATACTGAATATAAAATGATCTTGGAAACAGATAGTCATCCGTGTCCACATACACAAAAGCAGGAGCGCTTTGCATCCCTCTTGATGTAGCAGTACCAGCGGGCGTACCTGCTTCATAGCTCTTTTCGTAATAATACTGGCATTCACGCAGAACCTCATCAGGAGTCTGGGGGGCGGGAATTGTGGGTATTGATCCAGAGCAGAGACTCACAGACACAAACTCAGGGCTTGGAGGTGTGCCACTATCCATAGAAGCTGTGCCAATCACAATCGCAAAAAATGTCGCATTCTTTATATTTTCACCTTCTCCTGACATATCCCATATATTAAAAGAATAATCGATAACATCAGGACTAAGTGTAAATACTGCTTCCTCACTATTGTTTTTAGTTACTTCAGTCCAGGTTCCACCGGTGGGATTATTGAAAGTGGCTGGCTTTCCATTCGCATCAAGTGTGGCAACAATTGAATTATTTGTACCTGCGGCTATGTTAGGCAACGCGCTTCCCGTCGTGTACCACAGAGACACCGTGCATTTTAAAGTGGTTCCTGCCCCACATATTGCCCTCACATTAACAGAAATCTGATCCGCAAGAATCTGGTTTACCTGGTACGATTCCAGATACTGAATGATCGCAGCCTGTCCCGTAACCGCAGGAGTCAACGTGATACCAAAATTGTTCACATCTCTTGTAACAATGATTCCACTGTTTGCGCTCTGGAAAACTATTGTCTGATCCCACGCATAGTAGGATTTGTTTGCCCCTACTGCCTGTGTGGTAACTGTGTCTCCAAAGAACTGAGCCGGATTTAACGGAAAATCCCACCCTACCAGATAGCTCGGGATAGGCTTGAACAAAAGTCCATCACGGTAAACATTGAATTCTTCATTTGCGACCTGCTCGTAGGAAATTTCCTGGAACACCGGAGCATCTGTGGGATTGTCAAAGCCAGTTGACAGGTTTGAGGATTGTCCCGTGATCTGGATATTGGTCAGCTGGAAATGGCTGGTGCCATCCATCGTAAACAGGATGTCTACATAGGCATTCGTTCCAGTATCTGCGCTGGTTGAAGCAGGAAGATCAACTGCACTCTTGTAAGCAGTCAGGGTTCCGGTAGGAATGGATTGCTGAAATATATTGGTCGCACTTCCACTGGATGGAGCATATGAAACCGTAAGGGTTTCAGCATTACTGACAGACGCCGCCGTGAAGGCAACCGCCACCGCGCCTCCTCCAAAGAGAGCGCCATTGTTTTCAAGCCTCTGTCTCAATACAGCAGATGTCCATCCACTGTTATTGATGTCCAGATAATATGGAGGGTTTCCGGCAATCCCAGATGATCCTGCATTGGCTGTCTGGGTCAGCACCGTTGTACCAGCGCCTGTCAATACCAGCTGCCATCCTGGTCCAACATCCAGTGTGTAGGTAGCTGGAGTAGATTGCGTGAAAGTGAATGGTGACTGGAAATCAATGTCAGCAAACTGAGGATTGGTTATTAGATTCGCCGCGACAGTCAGATTGTCATCAATGATGGTAGTTCCACCGCTGCCTCCACTTGGCACAAAGTTATTGATTTCCCAGATCAGTTCGTCAGCCTGTGTATTGCCGTGGCGTATCTCGATCCGGTAGGTGAGCGTTGGGTCGAAGTACAGGTTGTCTGGCAGTGTACCTGCTGCCGAGAATTCAATCGGATTGGAATATGCGGTTCCGTTTGGGGTGGAGTACACATCCTGCGGTATGTACGGAAGCGTGTTGGTCAGGAAAAATGCCCAATATTCATCGTTCAGGCTGACGCCAGTATGGTCTGGCAACCACCAAATTGGATTTGCCGCACGTATAAAAGTGGTGGCCATTTGCAACTCCTTTGCAAAATCGTTCTTCCATGGTCATGATTATTCTAAAATACGCACATTCCAACGTACCCTATAAGCATGACTGACAATAATATCAGCTCGAACATGTTATTCCCCTATTGGCACAAAATGTCCAATACTGTATCATAAAGTTTATTCTTTGTTCAATATCTTGTTCAAAATTGTCTGGTCCCAACCCAACTGATGTACAAGTTCTGCTCCAAGGCCAAACTTGATGGCCGGTTTGATCAGTTTTCTCCTTGCAATCTCAGGATGGACGGATCCCTTTCTGGCCGCAAATTTACCCTTGGACAACTTCTGTATAAGCTCTTTCTGGGTGATGTCACCTTTCTTGTAATCCTTGATGGCCTTGTTGGTCGTGTACGGGATGACATCCTCTGCATAGCCAGATTGTACTTTTTTGTGTCTTTCAAGAAACTTGTCATCGACCTTGCCGGACTGATCCATGAACATGTTTTTCTGGATATGTTCCTTGGCCTTCTCGGCAGCCTGAAGCTGTTTCTTCTGGAATGGTTCCAGCGTTGTCCGGTTTTCCAGAGGGCGGATGATTGACCCAAGCTGGCTTACAGCTGCCTGCGCATTCTCAAGGGTAGGATTGTCAGCAAACGCCTTGATTGCTTCCATTGGCTTTCTGGGCGTGTACTTCTCAAGGGTAGGAATGTTCATCTTTGTGACATCAAGGTTTTGAAATCCACCAAGTCCACTGGTTCTGGCATCATTGAAAAGCGTTCGATAAATCCCCTTTGGCCCGGAATATTTCAGCTTGTTGGCCAAGGCGGTATTGAGAACATCCTTTGTGATGGCACCCTTTGTGTATCGCAATGGGTTAATCAGGGAAGCCAGCTTTGTGCCTCCAAAGACATTTTCTGGGTTCCTGAACGCACCACGTATCAATCCTCCGCCGGGTTGTTCGTCGCCTTCAATCCTGTTGCCCCACTGCTGTATCTGTTCCTCAGACGGTGGCTTGGCCATTGCCTCGTAAGCCTCTGGGGACATCATGCCGATATGGACAAGGTACTTGGCTATTGCGGGGGGAACTCTGGACACCTTACCAAGAAACTCAGTTCCACCAGCAGCCGCGCTTCGTCCGGCAGCAGCCGGATTGGACATGGCAAGCCTACCCGCTGCGGGGACATTTTCCTTGAGATAATCGACCGCCTCCGGGATTTTTCCGACACCATGAATAATGCCCTTGTAAGCCTCTGGAACGCCCGTAGCGACGTCTTTTCCTATCTGGGCCAGTGCGCCCGGAATCTTGTGACCAAAGCGTGCTGCGGCCCCCAGATGGCCAGGCATCAGCTCAGAGGCAAGCTTCATTGTTTCCCCAAGTCCCGGTCCATTCTGGTTTCCGGATGCCATGGGTCTGGACAAATCCGGATAGTCACCTTCACCAGAAAGCGGTTTGGACAAATCTGGATAATCCATAGCGTCAGCCATTCTGACCTACCCTTTTGAATTTGTACTGTTCCATGGCCTTCTGAACATTGGATGTGTGGACACGGACTACTTTTCCGTCAGGTCGTTCCATCATGACAATGTCGGCCTCACCCGGAGCATTGGAAGGGGCGCTGGGATGTTCTTTCTGATAGGCCGCCTTCTGGGATTTCTCGGATTGTTTGAAGCGATCCTCGACCTGCTTCACTATCTGCTTGGTGCCAATCTGCCTGTCAGCAATGTCCAATGCAGCAGACGGGGTTATTTGCCCACCGGATGACCGCAGAATATTCTGGGCCAGACTCAACCTGTCAGATACGATCTTTCTGAGCGCCATGATAGTGTTGGTCTTTGACTGAATGGCAGCCAGTGTGTCGCGCTTGTCAGGAAGTGCTGCGTCAAAGAGCTTCTTTTCAAACTCGCGAAAAGCACCCTTGAAGTCACTGGCAGTCGCCTTATACAAATCCTTTACGTTCGTGTCCATGGCTGTCAGCAGCTTGATTTCCTCTGGCTTGCCGAAACGGGTCAGCCACTGGATGTCCTTTCCAAAATACTCAGGGTTCTTGTACATATTCTGAAACACCGGATTGGCAGATATTTCCTGCACATTCTCAAGGTTCGGCATGGACTCATGGGCAGCCGTAATGGTCTTGTTCCAGTCCTCAGAGGCTTTGACATCAGCACCACCCCATTCCTTTGCCATGGCGGTCCTGATTTCCCGCTGTTCCTGCTGTCCGGGAGTTTCCTTGAGGTAACCCAGCATCTGAAGGATTTCGCGTGCGCGTGCCTGCCGTGGATTGGGCTGATTGCTGAAAGGCTGCCCACCACCTCCCATGGATGGCTGGCCTCCAGGGGGCTGCTGTTCAGGCTGTCCTTCCGGTTGTCCACCAGGTTGCCCCATGGACGGTTGGGATGGCGTGCCACTTCCTTCAGTGCCGGTGCCAAATGCTTCGCCCATCAACTGTGCCAGCATGTTGGATTTGCTTGCAGCGCCACGCGCCTGCTGTGCCTGCGCCCTTGCAAGGTCTTCGGCAACACCCTGCTTGCGCGTGTCCAGAAAGGATTGCATGAATGTCTTGGGTACGGGGATATTCAAAGCCATTGCCGTCTCCCCTAGTTGTACTTGTTGAATTTAAAGAGATCAGGATTATTCTGGTAAGCGTCATACAGCATCCCGGCACCTTGACCTAAAGCCTCACCTGGAGCCGCTTCTTGCGCATAGTTGATGTTCGCAGTGTTCTCGCCTTGCTGGTATGCCTGATTGCCAAGATTCTGACCGGCAGCTGCTCCTGTTCCGTACATGCTCTGACCAAGGCCAATTCCTGTCATGTACTTCTGCATGAGATCTTTCATGTACTGCTCACGGTCACGGGAAACGATGTCACCTGCGCCCTGCTGGATATTGCTGACATCCGCACTGCTTCCACCAAGGCCCATGGCACTGGCCGCTTCCTGACCCTGCTGGCTGTTCATTTCCAGCATGCGTTTGGCAAAGGGAGAAGTTTCGTAATTGGTTGACCATTCGTCCTGGAGCTTGGCCGGATCAAGCAGTTTCCCGGTGGCGTCATTGAGTCGGCCATACTGGTCCATACCGTTCTGCCAGAAGGGTCTCTGGTACTTCTGGGCTTCTTCCCAGCCTTTATTTATGCCCTTCTTTGCGCCTTTGTAAGGATTGTTCAGAAAGCTGTTGAGGAGACCTACCCCTCCGCCGATTGCGGCTCCCCATGGGCCTCCTATCGACCCTCCTGCGAGCGCTCCGCTTCCTGCCCCACCTATTGCGCTACCCCAATCCATAGTAACACTCCTTGTTACTGTATCGGCGCTGAAAACGCCTCATAAACAATGATAGCAGAAGCCCCCGGATCAGCACTAAATGTGATCGTAAAACCGTTCAAACCCGGTGTAACATCGCCAATGGTCACACCAGCGTTGGTCGTACTGATCAGCCTGGCATTGACATATCCGTCAGCCGTAAGCCCGACTACAGGTACCGAAATCGGTCCTGCGCCGCCTCCGCCCACGTTCACGCCAGCCACCTGTATCAGGTCTGCAAACGCCTGAAGCCATGTATTAATGATGTCCACCGAATTTGCCAGCCAGCGTTTCATGTCTGGCCCAAACTCAGTCTGCTCCACATCAGGAGCGTCCAGCAGGTTTAACTCAAGCTGCCCCGCCACTGATCCTCCTTACATTCATGGTCGCCCCAAGAATGACAATGGGTACCGGGCTGACTGCCACCAGCTTGTAGACCCTGTTTCGGGACGGACCAAGCTGATACCAACGCATGCGCCAGCTGTAGACTCCCTGCTGTGAAAATTCTCTCATATCGGCAGGATGAAACGTGATGCCACCATCATCAGACCAATAAAGCTCAATGCTCGGCTTGTAGAGAGCATTATAGAAAGTCTCGTCAATCTGCGGAGTATTTCCTTCTTCAGCCAATATATAAACCGGTGTGCCATCAGAGCCTTCCTCGTCAGTAATAATGTACTGCGGATCTCCATTCATTCCTGCCTCTTCATCAATTATAAAGACGGCATTCCTGAATGGCGTGGTTGAGTAGCTGATGTTGCTTTCACCCCAGACAAAGTCTATCTGGACAAATTCAGTTTCAAACTCTGCGTAATCCGGCTCGTAAATGAGTGGCGTGACACGTTCGTAGCGGAATGGATAGGCAATATAAGCATCCGTTTCCTGCGGGTCTTCCTGCGCCGGATTTCTGACTTCATTGACATAATACTGACCAGACATCTCGTAGACCGTGTTCTCTCCTGTAACTGTCACAAGATGCTTGAAGTTAAAGTAAATGTGAGACTGAATGCGATTTCGTTCACCATTCAGTTCAATAAGCCGGTGCCATTCCTTGGTGTCAACGCAATACTCAATGCTGTTGGCATTCTGCGTCTGGTCAAGCAGCCCGTTGGCCGTGTAATTTCCACCAGCCATCCGGTAGAAGATCGTGTTTTCGTACTGGTACAGAAACCCGTTTGAGTTTGATACCAGAAACGGATTGTTTATCCCGAAACTGTTGGAGTACCGCTGCAATAGCACGTCAATGGCATTCGTGCTGATCTTGTATGGCTGCCCTCCCGTGCTCATCATGAACTGCAAGAGGCCATCACTGTTCTGGGCAAGGAAAGCAATATATCCAAAATCGATGTCCAATGACCTTGGGTTGGAAATTCCAAAGTTCCAGTTATATGTGGAGTTGAACTTCCACGGGAACGAGATAACGGTCCCACCCAGAGTAGCTGGAAACTGTGATGGAATATTGGACAGAACATCGGTCACATAATCCGTGAATATATATAAGGTGTTGTTCAAGACACCCATCTGGCCAATGATGCCGCTTGCCAGTGCGTAAACCTGCGGTGTTGTTGAATTGGTGAAGCAGGTTGCCGGATCAAATGCTGATCCGCCAAGGTTGATCTTGGAAAGAACGAATTGTGAGCTATTCGCCACTGACACTGTAATCCGGTTGCCAAAGGCAGCGATAAAACCGGGCTTTGTAACCACTCCGTCCACGGAAAAAATGCCCGGCGCATTTGGGTCAGTCACTTTCTGAAGACCTGCTGCGGCACCCTCCGGGTAAATGTAAATGAACTGATTGTCCACAAAACATGCAAAAACAATCTTTCCAACGACCAGGAAGGTGAAATACACATCACCTGCCGACGAAGAGAGTGACCCAATGGACAGCTTGTTGTATTGAGTGTCCACCCTGTAAACAGTGCTGCCATCCACAAAGTACGCATATTTTATGGACTTGAACTCACCACGTGGCTGCGATCCAAAGATCAGTTGGTTACTGCCAAGATACTCGACGTGCTTCCTGCCCATGGTCGGGTACATGGCAAACGGTTTTTTGGTGTTCTCGTCATTGACCAGATAGAAGTTGGCGGTGTCTTCGGGTCCAAACTGCTTAAACCGCTGGACATTGTAGGGACCAATAAGTGGACATGCCTTGATCTGGAACTCACCGGCGGCGGAGGCTGGCATGTGTTTGCCTCCTTATATGCCGGCCCTGACGCGCCAGGCCCCGTTGAGATAGCTTTCATTTGGCGTATCGATAACCAGATTAATGGCGGTCGCCGACTCCATTTCCTTTTTTGCTTCGTCAAACATGCCTTCCAGTTTGGCATCCCATGCGGAGGAACGTCCCTTGTAGAACGCCAGATCGCGGGCAACTGCAAAGGTCAGGAACCGGTAGTAATAAAGCGGCAGACTGGACAGGTCATCGTTCTCTCCCACGTATGGCAGTTCAAATTTGCCGTACACGGTAACATCATATTCCTGTGAGGCAGACGGATAGAACTGCATGGTGGTCAGGTTGGTGTCATTCGTGATGATGATAAAGCGCGGCAGACCCTCTTGAGGTTCATACTTGTAGCTGCCGAAGAACACATTCCGGGACTCATCGATTAGCGGGTAATCCACGCCGTCCAGAGTCAGCCATGCATTTTCCAGATTCGACAGGCGTCCTTCAGGAACATCCGGTGTCGGCACATAGGTCGGATCGCCAAAGGTCACAAACCGCTGGCCAATGGGAAGGGTGAAGTTCACCTTGCGTGCAATGGTAAGCAGCAGAGAACTTGAACTGTAGGACTTCAGAAGCTGATTCAAAAACTGTATGCCCTTCGACATGTCATTGCCGTGAAGTGGCACAGTAGGGCTGCTCGCACTGACAAGCTGATAGCAGTCCTCAATGAATCGCTTAACCGTTATTGCGTAAAGTGCCATCCTTGAGCTTCCTCTTCGGAGAAGCGTCAACCGGGGAAGCAAACCAGATACCGCTTCCGATCAACTGCTCAAATTGAGGATAGGAACCGGCAAGTTTCTGTTCGCCCTTGTCGTTGTAAACAAACGCCCGGAAATGTTCCTTTTTGACCCATCGTCCCTTGTACTGAAACTCGCTTTCTTCCCGGTTAAGTTTTTTGACGTTTGACATGGTTCTTCCCTGAAAAAATGGGCAGCAACCGGATGATGGACGGCCACTGCCCTAATCGTTATGACAAGACAGCTACGGCAAACTCAGGATTGATCGCGACACCGCAGATCAGATCGATACGATCCAGCTGCACGTAGTTCCGGATGTCCGCACCGAGCGAGTAGGTCATTGCCATTTTGTACAGATCGCTGTAGGAGGTTACGGCCTCGACACCGCCTTTCAGTTCCTTGATAGGAGGAGCCGCAAAGACGATTGCCTGGTTGTGGAAAGCCAGCGAGACGTTGTGACTGTTTGCCCGGTAGAGCTGTGCGTTGTCAGGAATGGCTGCCGAGATGTTCTGACGCGCACCGCTGATCACGATTGTCGGGCTCACTGGCACGCTGTAGACAGTCGTTGGACCTGTACCAAGAGATACAACATCCGCTGTCACAACAAACTGTGCTGTCTGGGACAGTGATTCATAGGTCAATGGATTGACCATGAACACTTCAGAAGCTGCGTCAATTGTGATGATGTCGCCTTCCTTGAACAGGATGGCACCAGCCGAAGACCCGTTGTCCAGATGATCAATTGTCAGAACACTTCCGCCAGTGATTGGACCATTTGCGATCCAGCCTGCTGCGAGATAACCGGTAGGAGGTGTTCCAGCAACAGAGGCGTCGGGTGTTCCGGCAACCTGCCGCTGCACGAAGTTGGACTTGAAGAAGTCAAACCCGGACAGGTGTCCAATGAAGCCGTCAAGCAGTGCTCCACGGTTCACGGTCATGTTGAAGGCATTGAACAGTGACTTGTTGAGGGAGGCAGTAACAGCCGGAGAGTTGGCCATGTAACGGTTGCCGTCTTCTGGGATGCCAAGTTCGGTCATGTAGGCATCGGCATCGAAGACTGTGTCCTGATCGAGTGCCACACCCGGTGTACCGACAGCCTGATAGACCTGCTTCTGGAAGTTGGTGGTGGCAATAAACTGCTCGACAAGGTTGGCCAGTCTCTTGGCACGAGGATTGAGCATCATGTCAAGGTAGGGCTGGTCTCGGGCGCGGTCGAAGGTCAGTTCAAAGCCGGAGAACTCGACCATGGTGTGGAACTGGGTGTCGATTGTGAGAGGACGCACAACCTGTACACGGGCTTCGGAGGTGGCTGTAGCACCCTCGCCGCCAAGATAACGCTCTTCCAGACGATAGTTGATTGTCTGGCCAGTTGCGTATTTGAGACCTTTAAAATCGCCTTCAAGGTTGCGGTTGGCGACCTTGGCGAAGTTCAGGTAATTGATGAAGCGAACAAAGGTTTCGTCGAGAATATATTGCGTAGTTTGAAATGAGTTAGCCATCCTGGCATGTCCTTCCGTAGACAATTAGAAATTAGACCCATCCTGGGTCATCCTTTACTGCAATTGTCCGGCGGAAGACTGATACTTCACTCACCATTTTTGGTTGAAGCGGGGCAACCTGAAACTACGCGCTTGTGTAAATTATTACCCATTTGTTGATATACTTTCAAGTGTATTCGACTCGAAAGAGTAAATAAACATGCAGAACGACATACCTCCAAGGGACAAGTTGCGTTTTGCAAAGGTGATACTCTTTTTCCTTTTGGTATTGTTCTTTCTAGGATCGATAACGGAATTGTTTATTCCAGCAAACAACGTGTTTGAGGCTTGCAGAACACTGCTTCCATCAATAGTCACACTGGTTTTGGGGTACTACTTCGGGAAAATGTAATATTAAGGAGAAAGCGCATGAACGCGCCGAAAATGTCACGCAAGCAGGCAAAAATCCTGTGGGACAGTCTGTCATCAGAACAGAAAGCCCAGTTCAATGAAATGTACCGCAAGTTGACCAATGGGGAATTGACCCTGAACCACGTGGGGATCGATGACAACGAGCAAATCCAGAGGATTGTGCTTGAACCCAAGGAAAAACCCTCAATACCGGACAAACCATTCTATCAGCACTTCAAATAATCATTTTTTCTTGGCGGCATAGTCCTTTATGCGTTTCTCTGAGACGTGGGACATGCCGTCTTTCTTCTTGCCCAGCACCTTGTTGGCCTTGGCATCGATCTTTGCCTTTGACGAGGCACTCAGCTTGCCCTTCTTTTCCATCTGGGTAGCGCGGGCCTTTGCGTTTTTGGCATGAGCCTTGTCATTTACCGGGTATTTTTTCTCTCCCGGCAGTCCAAATTCCTTTTTTGGGATTTTTTTTCGCTTGGCAGCATCAAGTTTGGCCATTACCGATGTTCCTTATGACGGGCATGTGACATTTTCGGGATATTCGCCCCAGATTCTCGTGCCTGATTTAGCACAATGGCAACGCGCTGCTTATTAGGCATCTCAGGATGAGCTTCTTTAAGTTCATGGAAGTTCGCCTCCTGCGTTTCCTTGCTCTTGCCTTTGTGAAGTGGCATTAGCGATGCTCCTCATGTCTGGGTTTGGCAACTTTTTTCAGATTATTTGCAACGTACTGGGAAATATTGTTGACCCTGTTGTTCGGAACACGTTCCTTTTTCCCCATGGAATAATCAGGGCTCCGCTGGGTGGCAATCAGTGCGTCCTGCACATCAGCACCACCCTTGGGCTGAGACATAAAACTACTCATTAACGATGTTCCTTGTGCCGTCCATGGCGTGAATGCATGATTTTCACATGCTTTTCCATGATCTCTTTGACGTACCCTTTTGTCGCAGGTTTGCTATCCTGCGGCATTTTGTGCTTTCCAAACTGTTTGTTGCCATCGTGCATCCCGCGTTTATGGTTCACTTCCTTGGGACCATTCCCGTAGGCTACCTCTGACTGGTTGTACTGGTTATCCATTACTTGCCCCTCATGCCAGACTGATCATAGCCATTGGCATTCCAGCCTTTACGGCCATTCTCGTAGTCGTTGATCATGGGTGGATTGTGATATTCAGAATGAATGCTGTTATCGATAGGAGTAATACTCTGGCCACCCTGCTTGCCATCCCCTGACATGTCCTCGTAACTACAATCCTTGTGCTGTTTTGACATGTGTCAGATCTCCCCAAAGATGCATTTTTCTTTCGGGGCAGGAGGATTGAATTTCACCTCCTTCTGCACGCAGGCATCGTGATTGGCAACTTCCGTTATACGGTTTTCCTGCGCTTTCTTTTCCTGTGCAGGATTTCCATTGTCACCTGGATTTGGCATGACGAACCTCCTTGTCAGACTGAATCATTTTTACTCTTTTTTTTACCGCCTTGCAAATTTCTGCTTGGCATGCTG